TAACTTTTGAGCATTTAGATCACCTAAATTAGCTCTTTTCATTGGTCGTTTATAAATATGTGATAAGATACGATTCCGAGTCATATATTCGTCATAAAGTACAGTTACTAGATTTTCAACACCTCTGAAAAACTCACTCATCTTAGCAATATCCTTTCTTACACCACCATATAGGTTTTGAAACGTTATTGTCTTTGCTTCTGACTCTGTAACATTAAGGTCTTCTGCTAACTTACCATAAACTGACGAGTTACCGAAGTCATAGTCAATTAATTTAGCAATCAACCTTGGGTGATAAGAAGCAAAATCAAATTCTAAGAATACATCGTTAAGTGGTGAGAATGCTTTCCTCATATCAGGTGTAAGAGCAGCAAAGTTAAGATGATGTATAGAGTTAGATGGTCTTGATGTAGTTGTAAAAAAGTTGTAGTTCTGATATATCTTTTTATTGTGAATATACTTTAACATATGCTCACCGAATATCTGTGTAAAGTCTGTATTTACTCCGATACCATTTTTTTCTAACTCACCGAAGGCATTTTTGAAATCATCGTGAAACTTCATAAATGCTCTATCGTCATATATGCTATCGTATTTTGGAACTTTTTCACATAATTGTTCTATCATCTTATCTAACGGATAGTAATATGTAAAATCATCTTGGTCGTAAAAGTTATCCCATTGTATATGTTCAAGTGGTTTGTTTAACATCCAATAGTTTAGGATGTCGGCACAATACTTAGGCCGACCGGCAAAGGAATAAGCATGTCCCACCTTCCAATCATCAATCAGCATACCCTCGTCTGCTGGATAATCTATTTCTACTGTTGTATTTTCGTAATGGTCAGCATAAACTAACTTATGTTCCATAGCATCATACATAAGAACTAGCTTGTTTAGGGGATGTGATTTTGACCAGTTAGGTTTAGTAGTAACCATTTTTACCATATGGTAAGTTAAGGATAATTTAGTAGAAAGTCAAGATGTTTTATAAATTACTTTACCCTATATCACCTGTTGGTTGTGCAGTTACTGTAACCTTTCTTAGTTTTTCATCATTAAAAAGTTTCCAAACACTATCAGTAAAGTCGTTTGGGGAAACTCCGGCATCATCTAAAAACCACTTTGGTATTATTATTCTTCTATTATAAGTTGAACCTAAAAGTGGTAATTTAAAATCAAATAAATATGAAAAAACTTTTTCTTCACTTGCGGTATGTGCCATGTTAAAGGCAAAACTTATAGTTGTTATACCATATTTTGATTCTCTAATACCTCTAGTTCCATCTGCATCCTTCCATATATTAGCATTCATCACTTTTAATTCTGTAAGTGGATTAGCATTTATCATACCTGGATTAAAACTTATCCCATCTATATAGGTATCATAAAATTGTTTATTTGGAGATCGTTTAGCAACAGTTTCTAAAGCACTCTGCACAACATTTTTGTCCTCTGTTCTAATACTAGCAGTTCCTAACTTTCCTTTTGCGAAACCAACATTATAAGCCCATTTTTTAGAAAATCTTCCTGTATAGATATTTGCTAAATAATTACCAGCAGCATTTAGTGGATTACCAACTGCAAGGCCAACACTATCGTCCCTATCAACCAAAACATTCATAATAATATCAGGTTTCTTTTTTACTTTAGAAGTATCTGGATTTTTTATAAATCCTGTAGAATAAAGTCTTGCTGGATTAGTATATGGTATCTTATCCAAATCATCATACAACTGAATCCGTGTTCCTTTATCTTTATTACCACCTTTTAACCATGTATCTAACATGGTAGTTTGAAGAGCTGATAAGAAAAAGTATTCCCACCAACCATCATTAGATAAAGCTGGAAATTCGGTAGCTACATAAGTACCACCGAGTTGTTTCATTATAGTGTCTGTTTTAGAAAGTTCTTTAAAGGTATCAAGTGTTCCTTTATCATAAACAGATTCAATTAATTTACTGGTAACATATGTATTTTCTATTGGGACTGGTTTAGCTGCTATAATAGCATCTTCAAAACCCCCATTTATATTCGATGTTTCTTTTATTTCAGCAGATATTATTTCTTTTCCAAAAACTGGTTCTTCTATTTTACCTATTATATTTTTCTTTTTAGTTGGTAGTATTCGCATTCTTGTATTATATGTAGTTTCCCATTTAGAATCTATTTTATGTTCAATTCCCGTAATAATATAATGTAACTTATCTGCCATATATTTTGGTAAATAATTAATATTTATTATATCGCCAATTTGTAAATAACTGTTTCCATATATAGTCAAAGACAATTCACCTGGAATTAAAGATGGTGCATCACCCTCACCACTACCAAAAAGAAATTGTTTTGCTAATTTACCATAATAATCTTTCATGGATGTAGCTTTTAACCGCTTGTCACTTAGTATCTTACCGGTAGGTCTACTTGTTTTGGGCGAAGAAGTACCTTCTACACCGCTATTTGTTTTTTTGTTATTTTCTTTTAGTAAACTTAAATTATTAATAGAACTAACCCAATTACCCTTTAAATCTGTATTTTTGGGATTTATGTTTAGTTTTTTTATAATTTTACTAGCCTTTTCATATTTAAAATCTCTGTTAGATAGTTTTTCTTTTTTATTTGGATTATCAGCCTCAGGTTTTTTTACAGGTAAATTTATTCTTACTACATCTTCTACAAGACCATATTCTTCTTTATCCGGACCAAATAAACCTAAAAATTTTTGTTTATCTTTACCATCTTCATCAAAAAAATCTAATGAATCATCCCCACCAACAGCAATAGAATTAGCAAGGTCACCTTTAGGAGTGCTGTAAGAAAAATCTATATTACTAACAATTGAATTTTTGGTAATATCAAAAGTTAAAGTTTCCTTTCCATATCCTTTATGTAGATTTAAATCAGTTAATCCTATTGAAGAATATGATTTATTTACCGATACCATTTTTAATTTAAAAACATCATATGAATCTTTATTTAAACCCTCAATAATATTTTCTAAAGCATCATTAATATTTTGTTTTGTTTCAAATGCCTTTGTTATTAGTTTTATTGAAATAAATAAATCCCGAAACGGTAAAATTGGTTTGGTAAATCCCTCATAATTTCCACTCAACATATCTTTATATACCTTTATTGTTTGTGACTTATTTAAGGACTTAAATTGAGTACGGGAGTTATACCCCTCTCTTAAAGTTTCTGCTGATTTTGGGGGGTATAAAAACAAACTTAATCCCTCATCATTAGCCGGCAATTCTTTTTGTCTTAATAGAAGATTTTCATCATAACTGATAAAACAATCTTGTGATAAGTACTGAACTGAATGTGTTTGATCCTCACTTAGATTTTCTAAAACTAGGGTGTTTAAAAATAAATCTTCAAATAAACCATATGAAATGTATCCAGAATCTATTTGATTAGCAGCATCACCAAAAACCAAATTGGTATCTTGATAAAAAATACCACTACTAATATTTTTAAGTTTTAAAGTACCAACTGTTTCTTTAGCACCAGTAAGTGAACTAGCTAAACCTAAATTTTTGTAAAATCTCTCTCGTACTTCTTGTTTAGAATTAGCAGTTAAAACATCATATTGTAAAAACTGATCTGTTGTGAAAGATTCTTCACTTTTATAAGTGTAACTTAATAATTCAATTAATACTTCTTCAAATTGAGTTGTAAACAAATATTTTAATCCATTTTCTTCTGTAATAGTTGCATCTAAAAGTGAAGCACCTTCGTTAATAAATGTTAATGAACACTCATAACTACCTTGATTATTTAATTTTGAACTAAAATCAAAAACTGAACCTATTTCTACATTAACCTTCCCATCATTTTCATTTACAAATCCAGCCCTATCATACCCCATTTCTATAACATCATCACCGTCTTTGTACTTTAACTCACCATCACCGTCTACATATGCTGTTTCTCTACCTGGACCTTCTTTTGGAATACCATATATAAATTTTTTAAAATCTTTAAGTTCTGTATCAACATTATCGATAACGCCATTTATATCATATAAATTTGTATCAGACCAACCATAATCTAAAACTATAGTAGCATTTGGTTTTAAAAAATAAGGCACATATATAGTATCAAAATCTGTTTTATTATGAACAATAAATTGAACTTCGGTTCTTCTTACAGATCCTAATGGTCCTTCTGTTTTACTACTTACAGAAGTTATACCAGCTTTTGGATTTAAATATCTATTATCGTTAAGTTCATTTACTATATTACCGGTTAAAGTTTCATTTGGCGAATAATCTAAGTTTCTATTATCATTTACGGTATGATATACTATTTCTTGACCTGTAGAACTCTTAATCAACAACGGACTCCACATTCTTACAAATGGAGTTCTATCCCCTAAATAGTTTTGAGATGTAGGGTTTACTTCCCCATTAGGAGAAGCAACTCCAATGGTTTCTAATTCTAAAAACTTATCTCTAATATATTTTGCTACTGGCGTACCAAAGACTCTTTGGGATAATTTTATTGGCATTTTATTTTAAAACTGCTTGTTCTGTTGAAACCGGCACCCTTAACTGAGTTCCAGCCTCAATGTTATTGGATGATAAATTATTTACTGAAGCGATATACCACCATAGTTCAGTTGTTCCGTAATATTCTTGTGCTATTAAATCACACCTATCACCTTGTGTAGCAATAAGAAGAATGTCTGAATTACTTTCTTTAAATTCTGGAAGATAAGCTGTTCCTACCGATGCTATACCTTTATTAGCATATTTTTTAACTCTATTATATCTAGCCATTATCTACCACTCCCATAAAATTTCTTTTCATATGTACTACCATCATCTAAACTTGGTGGTCTTTTACTTAATATTTGATATGATATGGCTATATCAAATAATCTTGGTAACATATCAATAGCATCCCAATCACCCTCACCAGGTACTGTATATGATATAGATTTTATAAATCCAAACTGACCTTGAGAAGAATCTCCAATGTGAGCCATGTAAAGTTCCGTAAATGGCGGTTGCATTCTGTTTAAACCAGCACCATCATCTAAATATTTAGGATATGCCAATGAAGTTAAAGCATTTATTTTTTCATACATAGATTTAAATTGTAATTCATTTTGTGGATATGTTCTGATATTAAAACTTACATCTCTATCTGCTCTTTCATACATATAAACAGGCTCACTTCTACCAATATAATTTACTGAAGTAAATGACGGACTAACATTTTCCGTTATACCGGTTACGAATCCTCTAAAGTAAAGCCAGTTTCCACCATCTCTTAAATCTTTAAATCTCACATAAAAATCCCCATCATAAATATCCGATGTCTGTTCTATTGGTGGATATGATGTCAAACCATTAGTTGTTAAATCTTGTTCAACTCCCTTATTACTAAAAATATCTTTTGGTTTATACTTAGGTCCTGATTTTAAACCATGAAATGGGGTTGGTTTTTGAAGAAAAGGAAGTTGAGTAAAATCTTGAACTTCATCTATTCTACTTAATGCCCCATCTCGTATTTTAGCTAATCCTTTTTTAAGAAATACTGGTAGGCCTGATGGTATTTCAGTTCTAGCCAATATTTGATCTATAGCTACGGTTTGATCACCTAATACACCAAATGGTAAACCAACAGCAGCTTTATCGGAATATCTAATTTTAAATGGTTTTCTTATAGTACCTAATCCAGCACCTTGTATTTTTTGAGGAACACCAAATAAACTTAAAAATCCAGTAGTTGGTAAGGGAACCGGTGGTGCCATAACACTAGCAAGTGGATTTGGTGGTAGTCGTAGAAACTCAGAATCACCAATGAGAGCATTAGTAATATTTTCTTTTGCCATAAAAGCAACACCAGCAGGTGAAGTATAAAACTGAGCCAATCTCGATACATCATCAAGAGCTGATCTCCAAGGTATTGTATCTCTATTCCGACCTACCCCTTGAAGATAATTACCAACACCACCTTGTGGAATATTACGAACTATATAAGGCTCTTTACCAAAATCACCGATAGCATCAGCAGTACCACCAAAAAGACCAAGAGTAGACATTCTAAATAACCCTTCAGCAACAGGACCTAAAAGACCTGTTCTAGCAAAACTAGAGTATCCTTTTATATCCAAGTTAGCCAAAGAACCTATACCAGCTCTTCCAGTATTAATTGTTATAGCATTACCTTGGTAATCTTTTTTACCAGTATCTATTAGTCCTCTTTGTGGCGCACCTCTATGGTTATGTTTAAAAAGAGTTCCTAATGTAAAATCACCCTCGCCAA